TTCATTATAATAAATACGTGCAAGATTGTTTATTTTATCAGAAGCAAATCCAGGAATACATGCTAAAGGAAGTTCTAAATTGTTTGCAGTCCAAGTTGCAGGAAAATGTGACCATACTTTAGGATTTGGTTCAAATAAAACTACTTCCGCTCCCCACATTTGGCAAAGTGCTGGAAATTCTCCTTCTTCTGCACCAACATAGTAAACAACATCACCTTTACCAATGTGATTATGCATTGATTTTAATCTAGGTTTTTCCCATCCATGTGGCTGGTACCAATCTGGCCTATCCGCACGATGTTTTGGAAGAATCATTTCAAATTCACCATTAAGTGTTGCCTTAATCATTTCTGTCATTTGGTTGCCTCTATAAAATAAAATTCATGTTCTCTTGTATCAAGTTCATAAGATTTATTATTTGAAAATGTAGTTTGTTTGTATTGTGTTTTTGTTATATTTTTAAATCCAGTATCATTTAGTTTATATTCTAATGCTTTTTCAGTTAGCAATGATACTGATGTTGAATACCAAGTTAGCCAAGAAGAAAATCGTCTATCTAAATTATCCTCAGAGTTAGGGAAAAAGTTAATATTGTTGTTTTTATATGCATCAAATCCAGAAACAATGTCTGGCAAACTAATTCTAACTATGCCACTAGGTTTTAAAACTCTATAAAATTCTAACAAAGTTGCTTTAATTTCATGATACGGTATTGAACAAATTGTTGCATGAGAAACAATTATGTCTACTGATGCATCTGGAATAAGATGTAAATTTTTATGTTCTGTTTTATATTCTGGATCAAGATCTATGTTAATCCAATCAGATGGCTGAATGCTTCCACATCCAAAATTTATATTCATTTGATTCCTAATTCATTCATAATTGAACTCCACCTATGCACATAAGTATGTTCATTTTTAGTTCTTTGATGCCCTGCCATTCTAATGTTTTCTCTTGAAATACTGTCTAATAAGTATTGATCTATTTTTGTTTTTAAATCTTCTAAGTTTCCATGCTCATAAAATACAATCTCTTCTTCATCCTTAAAGTATTCTTCAAGCCCTTTAATGCGAGGGTAGATTGTAAAGCCACCACGACCAGTACTTTCAAACAATCTATCACTAGTATAGTAAGGATAATTAAAGTTGATGTTAAGACTATCGCCTATTGCTATTTTGCTTTTTGCATAAATACGATTTAATGCATCTCCACGAACAGTTCCAGTATCACCATCTCCACCAACATGAAGGAATCTTTTTCCATATGTTTTTCTTAAAAAGTTGATTAGTTCTGGGCGATATTTATGTTCTGGGTGATATCCCTTACTGCCAACAAAGATAATATCATTTTCAAAGTTTTCTGAATCGTAATCTTTATGAATGTAGCACTCTTTATCATACACTCCAGCAGGCAAGAAGTGTCCTTTAACTTGTGTGTTTTCATTAAACCAATCACACATTAATTTGTCTGTAGCAAAAAAGTGACCAATGTTTGTGTAGAAATCATCATTCTTTAAATCTTTTTCACGTTCAATGCCAAACCACAAATCTAAATGATATGTCATGGTTGGTATACCAGCGGCTTTTAATTCTTTTAATACATCAGTCATAGATCTAGTTCCTGGAGTTTGCCATCTATGTGTATGTACCCAGATAAATAAACTAGATTTTAATGCTGCATTTAATATTTCAGAACTACCCGCTTTTTTTTCTTGCAATTTTTGAACGGTATGTCCAAGAGACTCTAAAGATTTAGCATGATGATTCTCACTACTATAAGGAACTTCAAAGTTACCAAGAAAAACTATATTAGCCATTAGTGAAAACTATCTCCACAGGAACATGAACCACCAGCATTTGGGTTATCAATGGTAAAGCCTTGCTTATCAATTTTATTTTCAAAATCCATAACAGCACCATCTAAATATGGAACAGACATCTTGTCTATTCTTAAATCAAATCCTTGATAGTTAAATATGGAATCATCTTCGTTTGCATCGTAATCAAAAATGGTTTGGTATCTTAATCCAGAACAACCACCAGGCTGAACAGAAAGACGAAGAAACAATTTTTTATCTGGAATTGCAATTTGAGATTCTTGGATTAATTCAGCAACTTTTATTTGTGCTGCTTCAGTTAGTTGCATTTATTTGAACCTCATTCTGTCCTCTAGCAATTGCTGCCGATATTTCAAATGCTTTTTGTGTTCTACGTGATTTGTTTAAACCTTTTGCCTTCCATAATACAGAAGTGCCTTCAATATCTACAGCAATCTGATCTCTAATTTCTTTGACTGTAAATACTATAAATTCCCAAATTTCTTCTTTTTGCTTCTCTGTTAGTTCCTCTGTCCAGTTAGTCATTTTCATCCTCAAAATCTCTCAGGGCATTTGAATTTCTAAAGCAATTATTACAATCACCATTTACTAACCTAGTCCCACAGTCATTACAAAACATACTTCTATGATACCAGATAGTACCCCTGGCAGGAATTGAACCTGCGACACATGGCTTAGAAGTCCATTGTTCTATCCACTGAACTACAGAGGCATTCATCTAAGTATATACTTATTCCTTCAAAAAATCAAATTAAATGGTATACTATTTTTATGGAAGAACTGATAAATTTAATTAAAGTCTTACTTGCAGACAATATTACCCTTAAATTAAAATCTCATGGGTATCACTGGAATGTAGAAGGTATTGAATTTTCTCAATATCATGAACTTTTTGAAGAAATTTATACAGACTACGAACAAGCAACAGATACATATGCTGAATGGCTTAGAAAATTAGATGCCTATGCACCATTTAAACTATCTAGATTTATAGAGTTAAATGAGGTTGGAGAGCCAGAAATTACTTCTGATCCAATTATGATGTCAAAAGATCTTTTAATGGCAAACGATATGGTAACAATGAAACTTAATGATGCATTTGATATGGCAACTGCTCAAAGACAACAAGGACTTGCAAACTTCTTTGCAGATCGTATAAGCATGCATCAAAGATGGCACTGGCAGTTATCTGCTTCAGTAAAACAAATTTAATTGCTGGTCTGGCTGGGCACGATCCAGCAACTTCCAAATTAACAGTTTGGCACTCTACCAATTGAGTTACAGACCACTAGTACAGCAAGTAGGACTTGAACCTACGATAGCCGAATTATGAGTTCGGTGCCTTAACCAACTTGGCTATTGCTGCTTAAATATTTTTTACCATCATGAACAAGGCTTGTATTTTCTACCGTGATTACCCAAGGTTTTCCTGGAATCATCATTAATTTACACATAAAGCGCAAAACTGATCCCTTCCATTGTGGCATTTCAACTAAAGCAAATACTGGTAATTCTTTTTTTTTCTTAGCCATTTGCTCTCACATCTGGACTTTTTAAATAAAATACTAATGTCATTTTTAATCCGCAAGGGCAGTGAAAATTATAATCTAACTCTTTATGTATTTCCATAGTAATTTTTGTACCACATCCATCACATACAAACTCATACGTGTGCATTTTCATCTCTTTTCCAGTGAATGTAAGATTTAATATAAACTGCTGCATAGGCTAAAGCCATTGCTATAAAACCATATTGTTTAGTAGCCAAAGCATAAGCAATCCAAAGACATTCATTAACACATAGGATTAGCCATCCCCATATTGTTTTTCTACCTACTAAAAATATACCAGTAACACCTATTGCTGCTAAAACCCATGACCACATTACTTGTCTTCCTTTTCCCAAACAACCTTGCCATCTTTCCAGACAGGCCAATATCCAAGACCTCTCCAGTCCATTGACATAATCTTAGGTTCTTTCATTAATCAACCTTATATGTCATTGCAAAATAACATGCAACATACCCCAAAATAAATGCAGGTATAAGAAATAATATATTAATCATGTTGCTTTTTTTCTGCTTTTTTAAAAATAGAATGAATTCCAAAAAAAGCAGTGCCAACAATAACTGTCATACCTAAAACTAAAGCGGTAGCAAAACAGATATTAATAGTAAATGTAGCAAGGGACTCAACCCATGTATATAGTTTCATCTATCTAGTATACCAAACACAATGACTTGAGTCAATGACATATAATGCAGTAAAAGGGTGTTCTCATATTATTTTCTGAGATAATTGATGCCCTAGAACATTTAACACAAGTTACTCTCACAAGACCATTTTCAATATGTTCTGTTTTAACAGAAAAAGACTTTGTGTAATATAATTTAGTTAAATACCATGCAGCAATCATTCCTACCAGTGTAATCATTTTAAAACCTTTCATTCTTATATTTTAGTTGATCTGTATAACTGATTGTAATAATGTAACGTTTACCTGATTTTACTGGATTAACTCCGTGTTGATATGGAGTTGGAAAATAAATTAATTCATATTTTTCAGGGGTATAGGTATACCCACCATCAACTTCTGGAAAAGATAATTCCCCCCCCGTATACTCATCATTAAGATAAAGTACAGTACTAACAGTTTCTCTATCGTTTTCAACATCCCTATGAACCTTCATAAAAGCATCTTTTTCGTACAAGGCTACAAGATATTCTGATAGATAAAGGTCTTTTCCTTTAATAAACTTATCTGAATATTTTTTTACAAAGGTAGATAGCATTTCATTGTCTGAATTATAAAGTCTGTAAGTATTGTCGCCTTTCTCATTTTTGAGTTGGGTTTTTGATTTTAAATCATCCATTAAATCAATAATCATTTGAGCATCTTTTGGCTCAACATGGTTTTTAATTGATTTAATTTCTTCTTTATTCATTTTCGTGAATGCCTAAAGCGATAGATGCTGCATCAATACACATCTTGCAAGGTGTTTGATCTGGGGGAAGGTGTCTACATCCTTCAATAATTGCGATTCCAATTTGTTTACTCATATATCAATTCTATCAAAGTTTGTTATATAAGTCAAGTGGACAGTTTATACTCATATCCAGGAGTTGAGAGTTACGACCACTTCCACAAGATAGGGAACAGAACGTTCATGCCTCTAATATAAGTATAGCAATGTTCAGCGATAAAGTCAAAATTATATAGCCCAGAATTTTTTCATATCTGGAAGCGTGGCAGGATCTTTTGTTGGTATGCCTGCTCTAGAATAGGCTGCTCTCATGGTTGCATTATTATCAATTGCTAAATTAACTTGAGATCGTAGTTTCATACCAACCTCATATTTATATTTTGCTGTATCTGCAGAAGATCCTGGATTCATAATAAGTCTAGAATATTTAACCCCTGCTGCCCTTAACGCTGCCACAGTTTCTTTACGCTGTGACACATTTCTGCCTGTTACAATAATTAAAGATCCTGGCAAAGCATTGACATAATCAATAACTCGGCGGATAGGTTGAGTTCCGTTTCGCAGAAGGGTATCGTCAATATCAACAATGGTGGCCATTTCTTAAGTATAGCATTCATTAAGTTCGGCGGAAAATAGAACTATCAAACCTTCC